TTTGGCGGCGGCTGAGGCGGCTGGGGCGGCGGCAGAGTCGGCTTGGGCGGTGAAGGCGGCTAGGGCGGCGGCTTGGGCGGTGAAGGCGGCTGGGGCGGCGGCAGAGGCGGTTGGGGCGGCTGAACATGCAAAACAGGTGGATATGTTGAGGAGGATATTGGTGGAAGGCGGTGCGGAATGAAGACTCATCGTGATTTTTTACCCACAGGGCATCCTTGCTGAATATGCGATTGAGCAGGAGTCAATGAGTTTTGAAGGACGCTAGAAGGGAGCGAACATGAGAGCACACGAAGAATTGCTCTCAACGAGCGTCCAGGGTGGCCGATGTGATGCTACGAGAGCGGGAGGAGATATGAAAGACATCGATGCTTGTGAACAGCGACCACCGATTGAGATGAGAGCCGAGCGAGCAGGAGTAGTCAAGCATCCTGTGCCGCAAAGAAATGACAGTTTGAAGCGAGTGTTCCAAGGCGTGGAACAACGTCTCTTGTCTCGTGATGCCGAACGTGGTGAGACACCGTACGACGAGATGGAAATTCTTTCTTTTGCTAGTGGGAAACTCAAGCGGTATCGCAATTGCCTTCTTCGAGGCTTGCCCGGCAACAAGAGTGAAGTCATAGAAGCCCTCGATTATCTGACGATGTGGGCTATGGGGAATTGGGGGAAGGGTACATGATCGACGTAATGGATTTCATCTCAGCCCTCGAAGACAAGCGCACCCCACCACCTCTGTTGTCCCGGGAGGATATGGTGATACTCGCGTTGGTTGATAACACGAGGTGTCGGGGCTTTTGCGCTGCGTGTGGTGTTGCTGTCCCAGCAGTGACTAACTGCCGCTGGTGTGCTGAGTGCAATACCATAGCCCTGCGTTTCTTATCGCTGAAGCGTGCGCAGAATCCCCACGGTGCGGGTAAGAAGCGTTGCACGTGTGGGCGGCTTGTGACCAAGGGGAACTCAGCCTACAGATGTGATAAGTGCCAGAAAGAGGCGCACCTGGCGGCGAGACGGGAACGCTGGAGGAAGCGACAAGGGAGGGCAGCAACTTGAAGGACACTCAGCAAGAGACGGGCTTCCAGCATTTAAGCCGCATCTACAGGGCGATTGAGCAGGCCGCGCTATCAAGCCCCTGGGCGAAAGATCCCTATGTTGTCATGCGGCGGGAGAAGGCCAAGGGCAAATCCAACGCGCTACCCACTCGCAGGGCGCAGGTGATACTACAGCGCCATGACGCCGAATTTAACGAGCTGGCCTGCCGCCTAGAGCGGGAAAGTGACGGCCTGTGGCTACGCGAACGTAAGTGTACCAGTTGCGGGCTGACGTATGAGCCCCTACCCGATGGTGATACCGGATTGTGTATTCTGTGCATTATGGAAGTTAAGAAGGCTTGACAAAATGAAAGACTTGACAGATAATTCCTATAGTAGCAGAAGTGTAAGAATGGGTCGCCCTCGGGCGGCCTTTTTTATGTCTGGTGGTATCTCCCGCGCAATCCCAAGCCCCTTGGAGGCTGTAATGATATTCAAAGACGCTTACTTTCGTCGCTCACGTTGGGGGCATGTGCTACTGCTCGCCGACAAGTATCCCCGTTATCCTTCCCCCCTGGATAGGATTCGCAGTGGTTGCGGGGAGGGTCAGGGAAGCATAGGAATGAATACGACAGCTCCATATCTTTCCTTGTCGCTGGAATCAGGTTGTACCAACATGAAAAATCCTAGCGGGATTGCCTGCGTTGAGTATGACTATGTTGGCGGCAGCAGGGGAATGTAGATGATATTCGGCGATGCTATCAAGCCTGATGGACTCACCATATCTATTACACGTGCAATCAATCTCGAGGAGTGGACGGAAGTACTTGAGATTGTGGCTGGTCTGTCCACGGCAAGTCCTTGGTGGATAGGCGATATCCTTGCAAATTGTGAAATGCAGTTCGGAGAGAAGTACGCCCAGGTGATTCCCGAAGGTACGAATCCATCGACCTTGCGAACTTATCAGTGGGTCTCTAGCCAAGTTCCACCCGCCAACAGGCACCCTGGCTTATCCTGGTCACATCATCGAGCGGTAGCAGCTCTCGATCCCGTAGAGCAGTCATCACTGCTCGACCAAGCCGAAGCCGAGGGTTGGGGAGTGCGGGAACTAGCGACTCGTGCGAAAGGGCTAGAGCCGAAGGAACGGGAGAAGGCGCGAGTGTTCAAGGTCGATGAGCATTGGTCCAAGGCGGGTGACAAGCCTAGCGCCAACGGAATCATCTATGGGTCACTCACGCTCACTATGCCAAATGAAGAAGTGTTAGATGCTCAAGCGGCACTGTGGGCAGGCAAGAGAGTGATGATCGAGATATGATGGCAGCTCAACTATCCCGCTGCGAGATATGTGGACACCTCGCCATGCGCTATCCACATCACATAGTCACTCGTGGATCAGGAGGGACCGACAATCCAGACAACCTCATCAACCTATGTCTCAAGCATCACGACGAGGTGCACACAAAAGGCACCGAGACATTCGCGGAAGAGTATGGTCTCGAGAAGCGTTGGCAGAAGGCACGGAGACTTCATGAACAGACTACGGCTTCAGGTGAGTAGGGATGGTCAGAAGGTACTAAATAGAGACATTGACGACTGCACAGTAGTAATCCGTGACACTGAGACAGACACTGATGTCGTTAGCATATGGGGAGACGGTGCCAACGGACTCTGGCTGTATGAGCCCGGCGAAGAAGAACCATTCCAGATCGTCCCCATAAGGGAGGACTGAGAACACGTGAATATGGGGGAAATATCTGTGCGGTTAGATGAAACAGTAAGAGAAGCTGTGGGGAAAAAAGTTATTAGGATGCTTGGCGAACTCAACTGCTGAACGCTTTGACTCTCTAGGTTATCCACAATTGGACAGGAATGTTGTCTGATTATGGACAAGGCTAGGATATCTTTCCTCATCTCTGCCATGGATTCCTCTAAAAAAAACTAATACCCTCCATAAGAAACTATTATATCTACAGGTTACTCCACGGCTGGGCAATGTATCCTTTGGATAACTATTGTTAACTATTGTTGTGTTCTGAGCCTCTGTGGATGTAGGCTAGAACACGATACTACAGCATTATGTAACCAAACTACATGCTCAAGGTGCGCGATATGGCAACCAAGATCGATCCCGAAATGCTAGAGCGTGCCCGGATCATGCGGGACGAGGGGAAGTCACTCAAGACGATAGGCAAGGCATTGGGCCGTAGCCAGGCTACAATCTCTCGCTGGCTCATGAAGCCCGATGCCCTCGACCTCCCCGGGGCACTGGACATAGGGGCTACACGGGATGAGGCTCGCAAGCAAGTCATAGCCAAACTCTACAAAGTTATTTTTATGAACCTGGACCGCGTCGAGAAGGACATCAAGCGCGGCTCCTACAGCCCGAAGCATCCCCCCGCGGTGACGCTGGGGATACTCATGGACAAGTTGGTTGCGATAGAAGCAGCAGCTCACAACGTGCCTCCGCTGCCCGGGGGGTCCAGTGTCAACATCTTTGCAGAGATCAACCAGCTATCGACCGTGATTGAGAAGGTGGCTCATGCCGGACAACCCGACCCCCCCCCATCCCCCTGTGGAGGGGGGGACACAAGCGAGACTCAAAGCCTTGTTCGCCAGGACCATTCTGATGAATCCCTATATCCCCCCGGACCACAAGCCCCACCCGAAGCAGGTGGAATTCCTCCTGGCGATAGACCCGCAGACGGGTAGGCCATACGAGGAGATACTATTCGGGGGCTCTGGTGGCCCCGGTAAGTCTGACGGTGTACTCATGTCGGCCCTTCAGTACGTGGAGGTGCCCCGATATGCAGCTTTAATTATCCGCAAGACCTATTCGGACCTCAGTGAACCTGGTGCCCTCATAGACAGGGCGCATGAGTGGCTAGACGGTACTCCCGCCAAGTGGGATAAGCAGCAGAAGATTTGGTCGTTCCCCGGTGGGGCGAAACTGTCATTTGGATATCTCGCCAACGAGAACGACAAATACCGATACAAATCGGCTGAATTCCAGTTCGTTGCATTCGATGAACTGACAGACTTTGAACGAGAGTCCGACTATACATACCTGTTCTCCCGCTTGAGGGGGCCGGACCCCGAGCATGAGCCCGACAACCCCTTGGCCTACGTCCCTTGGCGCATGCGGGCGGCTACCAACCCTGGGTCTAAGGGGCACGGTTGGGTCAAAAACCGCTTTCGAATCACGCCGACCAACCGAGAGACGGACGGGAAATTCGATCGTTACAAATGGATCGAAACGGAATGGGTGGACGAGGAGAATCAGGAAACCCACCGTCGGCTATTTATCCCCGCCTATGCGGAGGACAACAAGTCCCGCACTCCCGAGCAGTACATGAGGTCGCTGGCCTCACTGGACCCCGTGTCCCGAGCCCGCATGCGGAAGGGAGATTGGGAAGTGGAGGCGGGCGGCGGCATGTTCTGGCGTCACTGGTTCGAGATTATTCGCGCTTACGAGGTGCCCGAGGGCCTACGTATCGTCAGGGCATGGGACCTCGCTGCAACAGAACCGAAGGCCGGCAAGAATCCCGACTGGACTGCCGGGTGCTTATTGGGCGAGCGTGACGGTGTGTACTACATCCTGGATATGCGGCGCTGGCAGAAGACCCCGCAGAAAAACGAGGACGCCATATCCAGTATCGCCAGGGCCGACGGCAAGCACCTGCGGATCGGTATCGAGGAAGAGGGCGGTGCCTCGGGCAAGATAGCCTCAGACCACTACAAGAGGCGAGTGCTCAAGGGATATCCCGTGTGGACCCCCCGGCCCCTGACCTCCAAGGTGACCCGCGCCAACCCGGTATCCTCCGCTGCCGAGGCGGGTAATGTCAAGTTGGTAGAGGGTCCGTGGATAACGGCGTTCCTGGATGAGGCCGAGCAGTTCCCCGTTGGCGCTCACAAAGACCAGATAGACGCCCTGTCGCTCGCGTTCGAGCTTGTCAATCGTCGGGTGGGGACGGTCACGGTCATGAAACAGAGGATGAGATAAATGCTCGAAGACGTGCTACTCAACATGATAAACGCGGCATACCCGCTCGAATTGAAGATACTCAATGAGACGGCTCGAGCTCGGGTGATAGCCGCTATCAAGGCACAGCGGTACTATGACGGTGATTTCTGGCATTTCATCGAGGCCGAGAGGAGCGAGTGGTGCGCCGAAGTTGGGCTCGCTCACAAGCCCTCCGATTATGGCAGACTCAAAGCTAAAGACGCCGGAATAGAATACGCCCCGTCACGCCTGACACTGAACTACCCGAAATATTTCATCGACGAAGTAGCTTCTTGGATGTTCGAAAAGCCGCTTATTATCCAGGGCGACGACGAACCTCGTAACCGGGTGATGAAGGTACACGAGGCGAACATGCTCGACGAGAAATACCTGCAGGGTGCGGGAGAGTCCGCTTTGACAGGCGGGGTCGCGGTGAAGGTGCTCTGGAATGAAGTGCTCGGCAAGACAAGAGTGCTCGTCCGTCCCTCACGCGAGTGCTTCCCGATCTTCGATCCGGACGATATCGACATTTTGGAGAAGGTCCATTTCTGCGCGATCATGGACGACGAGAAAACCATTTGGCGACAGACGTTCGAGATCCAAGAGGGCTTCGAGGGCATAAAAGGCAGTGTCTGTTGTGTCACGGATGCCTATTTCAAGGTCGAAGAACTCAAAAAGAAAAACCCGAAGCCGTTCAGGTTCACGACCATCCCCCTGTTTGCCAACGGGGAGCCGATAGATTTTATTCCCGTGGTCCCCATCCCGAACGAACCCAACCTCGGCGACATCTGGGGCAAGTCCGACCTGGTCCCACTCTACACGCCGATCAACGAACTCTGCCGCAAGATTTCCGACTTCTCGGACGCCGTCGCTTTCGAGATGTTCCCCATAACAATTTTTAAGAATGTGGAATGGGATCAGACTGCTCCCATAAAGGCCGCACCCGGTGCGTTCCTGAACATCAACGGCCCCGGGGGCGAGGGGTCCCCGGAAGCCGACGCCTACAAACTAGAAGCACAGATGTCTGCCAAGCCCTCTGTGGACTGGCTCATCAATCAGTTTACCGACATGTTGCACCAGTGGTCAGGAGTCCCGAACATCACCCGCGACAAACTGGATACCATGGGTGAGATGTCAGGTGTGGCTATGCGGCTGATGTACCTGGCGATCATCTCCAAGTGCAACCGCAAGCTCAAGTATTGGGTGCCGCGCCTTGGGAATGTTTACGACATGGTTCTCAAAACCGAATCTGTCTACTCGGATTACAACTACGTAGAGGATTATGAACTCACTATCGAGCCTCAAACGAAGCTGCCTGAAAATGAGATGGAGGAAGCACAGATCACCGCGATCAAGGTAGGGCAACTCTGGCGCTCGATAGAAACCGCCATGAAGAAGGATGGCGTGAAAGACCCCGAAAAAGAATTCGCCCGCATTCTCGCCGAACAGAAGCTAATCGCCGACTCATCCAACCCCGATATTATTGGCGCTGCGCTCGGGAGGGAAGATGCCGCACAGGAGCAGCAAGACGGTTTTTGATGCTTTCATGGAGGGCTGGCGCGATGCCAAGTGGGGCACAGTCAGGGCAAACATGCAACTGACCGCCAACCACTATGGGTTTAACGAGCACAAGCTCGCCGAGATGTTTGGCTCCGTCAAACCCACCGGTTGGATCGTCGATTTGGTGAATAACATCTCGCCCGCCATGGCTGACATTACCGCCCGCGTGACCTTTGCCGGGGGAGTGCATAAGACCATGTCCGCTCGACTGGTCAAAGAATCCGCGCCGTTTGTCCCTGACGAAGATGGAGTCTGGGGAGTGGCACCACTTTCCGTGCTGGCGATCCACGATGACATTTGAACAGTACATGCTCCGCTCGCGGGCGGCGATGGTCAGCGACCTGTATCAGCACGATCGAGAAGTAGCGAAACTATTCTCCGACCTGTCCGATCAGATTGTTAAAGAGCTGGGGGCTGCCGCCGACCGTGGACACGAACGGGTGGTCATTCGCCAACTCCGATCGACCGCCCGCGAGATGCTGTCCGACTACAAGGGGATAGTGCAAGACGGCCTCGACTCGGCGGCACAGATACAGGCCCGAAACTGGAACCTCGGGATGAAGCCCTACATCCAGGCGATGGAGCGAGGCGGCGTTGACCTTGGGCCGTTCGGCAAAGAGATACGCAAGATTCCCGTCGATGCTGTGCAGGCGATATACGCGAGGACTTATTCTGATGGGTTGTTCTTGTCGAATCGGATATGGAGCATAACCCCAAACGCACAGAATGGTATTGCGAAGATCGTGACACAGGGGCTCGCCCGCGGACTGCACTATGACGACCCGCGGATAGCCGAGCAGTTGAACCGTTTTCTCCAACCTGTCCGTAAGGGCAGGCAGGTATCGCCAACCGTCAAGCGGATACTCGACAAAGACCTCTACAAATCCAGCGGCGGCAAGGAAGGCTATTTCGAGTTTCGCCAGCGCCCGGTGTCTTTTGACGCCGCCCGACTGCTGAGAAGCGAGTACGGCAACGCCTACCGAGAAGCCCAGCACCGCTCGGCCCTGCTGAACCCCGCCTGTTACGGCGAACAGTGGTTACTCTCGACTGAGCACCCGGATTTAGGGTGTGCTTGCGAGGACTACGCAACCCATGATGAAGGGCTGGGCGAGGGCGTGTTCAGGGTAGAGAACACCCCGATCACTCCGCACCCTTCATGCCTGTGTGACCAGCTACAAGTTTTGGTCAGCATCGACGAATTTATGACAGCGGTAGACGATTTCGTGCAGTACAACACCGGTCCCCTCGCCCGATGGTTCGAGGGCCAATTCAAGGGTTCGGTTAGAGTCTGACAACAATCCGCATATAGCGGTTGACATACATGACCCCGTCGAAATTCGGCGGGGTTTTTTAGTACCAGGAGGTACTGACATGGCTGACGAGCAGACCGATAAGGGCCAGGAGAAAGAGCAGGAGAAAGAGGAGAAAGTTTCCCCTCCCGCGCTGCCTTCTGACGCAGATTGGGAAGCGCAGGCAAAGCATTTCCAGTCCATCGCGGACAAGAGAGATGCAGAGTACAAGTCCTTGAAAACAGAGTTTGACTCAATCAAGGCAGCCCAAGAAGAAGCGCAGACGAAGAAGCTCGAAGACGAGAAAAAGTTTCAGGAACTCTACCAGCAGGAGCAAACCAAACTCGCCACGAAAGAAGCTGAGTTTGGAAAGCTCAACCTGCAAGTGAAGCTCCAAGCTCACCTTGCCGAGAAGGCTCCTGACTACGTAGCGGATTTCAAATGGATAGCCCCCCACGTTGACTCGGAAGAAACCATAGCCTCGGTCGTCGAGGACTACGTGAAGGCGCACCCGAGAAATCCAGGCTCCGGCTCCGCTTCAATGGGCAATCGAGGGAAGGATGGCAAGACGCTCATTCAGGTGAGCAAAGCCGACCTCCAAAACCCTGTCGAACTCGCCCGCCGCCGCAAAGAAGACCCTGACTTCGACAAGAAGCTCATGGCTGGCGAGGTAGACGTGATCTAAGTCCCTTCGACTCTCGAAGGGAGGTGTAACAAATATGGCTTCACTAACTAAAGCTGAACTCGCGGCGCTCATTCCAAGGATATACGGTACGAAAATATTCGAGGAAGCACAGGCGCTCGCGTTCTGGACTCAGTTCGAGGGCTCGGAAGGCTCCGGCCTGCCGATTGTGGTCAAGACCGACTTTGAAAGTGAACCCGGCGACCAGATCAGGATTGCTTACACAAAGCAGTTGGTCGGCGCAGGGCGCACCGGAGAGCAGGTCTTGGAAGGTTACGAAGAGAAGCTCGAAACCGACTATTGCGATGTCTCGATAGCCCTGCTCCGTCATGCCACGCGCCACCAGCGCACCGCTGACGAGCAGACGATCATAGACCTCGCCGGTCGGGAGAAGACCGCACTCGCCAAATGGCTTGCTCGCAAGCTCGACGAGGCTACCTTCACCGAGGCGACCGACAGCCCCACGAACATCCTGTATGCCGACGCCACGGCTGCATCCGAAGACGATCTGGACGCGACTGACGTGATGGACACGGGTGTCATCTCGCGGGCGAAGGTAATGGCGAAAGACATGCTGATGCCCCCGATGACGATCCTCAACGGCGTGGAGTACTACGGTATGGTGATCCACACCTACCAGGAGTACGACCTCAAGCAGGATTCGGTGTGGCAGACCGCTCAGCGCGATGCGATGCCCCCCGGCCTGGACAACCCGCTGTTCACGGGCAAGATAGGTCATTGGGACGGTGTGATCCTATTCACCCATCCTCGTGTGCCCGTAGCGGCTAATGCCGCATCCCCCGCCGTGAACATCGGTAGTTCGGTTCTCTTCGGAGGAGAATTCATGGCCCACGCCTACGGGCGCGCTCCTGAATATATCGTGGAATCCTTTGACTACAAGGAATCCCTCGGCACTGGGATCGCGGTCGTGCAGGGCATGAACAAGCTGACGTTCGACAGCGTTGACCGCTCCGTCCTGACCGTAATGACGGCCTGTGTAGACCCCAACGCTTAATCCCCGACAAGGAGGTGCTAGGGGGGGACTTAACCGTTCCCCCCGATCCCCTATGATTCGATATCTTGCCTACATTGGCCCCAAACCAGCCAAGCGGATACAGGACGATTCTAAATGCTGGCATGAGTTTCCATATGGCATAACAGTGGATGCTGTCGCGCTCGGGTTCTCGGACATGCGAATCAAATTCTTGCTCAAAAGCGGCGTGTTCCAGTTGCGTTCCAGTGCTGGCGAGGTTAGCCCCAAGGTGGCTCCCGTCCCTTTAGAGCAGCCAGTCGAAAAGCCAAAGCCGATCTGTCCTCAGTGCGGGTTCGAGGCGAAAAACTTATCGGGGCTACGCCTGCACCAACGGTGGTGCAAGTCCTCAACGTCTTAACCCGAACCGCCAACAGACCGAACCGCTTCGAGCGGTGCCGACAATCAATTTTAGCTCAAGAGACAGATGTAACAATTCGCCACCTGGTTTCTCTCGACGGGCCATGCACCTATGCACAGGGGGATGTGCTGATTCCCGCAAGGGGCAAAATAGCCCCCCGCATTCCCGCCGATCAACAGCGCCACCGCAACGCACCTTACAACCTGTTCGTCAACGACCTGCTGGCGGCTGTAGAGGATGGTTGGATTTTCGTTCTCGATGACGATGACGAATTTTTGCGACGGGACGCGGTAGCTGTTCTGGCTCCGTATCTGGTCGATGAGAATGCCTTGGTGGTATTCAAGTTTGCCATGGGCGACAACAAGGGCCGTCAGTTCATCATGCCAAAGGCCCACGGCCGCGGTTTGATAATGAATGACGTGCCAAGTTCTTGCTACGTCTATCATTCCCGACACAAAGACTTGGGGTTGTGGCATAGCAAGTATGCTGGAGACTTTTTCGCGGCAAGCAACCTCGCCGAAGAACTCAGGATTGTGTGGCTGGATGAGGTCTTGGCGGGTACACAGTCTGGCCCGAGCGAGGGTAGGGGCGACGCTTCCCAGCCTACTCAGTGGCAGCCCCGGACGACGAAACAGAAAAAGAAAGACCCTTTTCTGTCCATCGTAATTCCCGTGATGAATCAATGCGGGTACACGAAAGCGATCCTGCAAAACATTGCCGAGACGGTCCACATGCCCCATGAGGTAATTGTGGTGGACAACGGCTCAACCGACGACACAGCGCAAGTGCTTGAGAATGCCAGAGCACGGGTCATTCGCAACAAGACCAACCCGCCTCTGTCGAAAGCGTGGAATCAGGGGTGTGCCAAGGCAAAGGGAACGCACATCGCGGTCCTCAACAACGACTTGGAACTCCCCGACGGGTGGGCCGAGAAGTTGGTGGCGCATGAACGTCATGCTATTTGCCCTCGCTATGAGCAGGGGCCCAAACGTTGCGCCAATTTCGAAAACCGCAACTCCCGTCTAAGGGCCAGCCTGCGGGAAGCAGATCGACCGGGAACCCACCCCAATGGATTCGCCGGGTTTTGTTTTTTGATTACCCGAGAGGTATGGGAGCGAGTAGGGCCTTTCGACGAGTCGCTGATTATCTGGTTTGGCGATAACGATTACTACCTGCGAACGAAAGGCATGGGTTATGTGCCCTACATGGCGCAGAACGTCCTCATCCACCACTACGGAAATGTTACCTGCAATGACCGGCCCGACTTCATATCACAACGCGAATCCGACAGAAAGACATTCTTGAAGAAATGGCCCCGGGGGATGGCGAAATGTTAGTAGAACGCTACATCTACGGCTCACGGATGCTTCTCGATATGGAGGACACCGGCCTATCCGCTGACCTCTGGAAAGATGGGAAGCGTGAGTGGAATTGCCCCGAAATAACAAAATCCATTTTGCGAAAGGGTTGGACGTGTCTGGACATCGGATGCAACCTCGGAATGTACGCCCTGTTGGAATGCAAGACCATTGGTCCATCCGGTTTTGTCCACGCGATCGAGCCTGTCAAAAAGTCGTGTGATATTTTCCTCAAGTCTTTGCTGCTGAATGGATATACCAATTGCGCTATCCATACACAGGCTATCGGTAACAAAGACCGCATGAATCAATTTCTGATCCGCCCACAATCGAACTTGTGTCGGATGAGATATACACAGGCCCGGCCAGTGGGCGGGGATATCGTTGAGGTGCCCGAGCAGACGCTTGATAGTTTTGTCGAGGAACATGGCATAGGCCGGATAGACTTCCTCCGCTATGACATCGAATCGTACGAAATAGAACTCGTGGAGGGCGCACAGAAGACGTTGGCGGGGATGAAGCCGGGCGCATGGATGTTCGGCGAGTGGCACACCATCCATTTCGAGGACCCCACCGGGACGTTCCAGGATGCTCTACAAAATGTTGTTGACCATGGCTTTGAACCGCGTCATGTAATACACCTGCTCGACGAAAAGGGTCGGGACCACCCAGGCATGGAAAAAAGAATTGCTCCGAAAGACTTTGCCCGCATCCTATGCCATGACTTCCCGAAGTCCGCGCCGCGAATCTTCTTTGAAAAATGCTAATTCTTGTCCTCATCAGCTACAACGACTGGCCCCTCATCAAAAGTTGTCTCGAGCCAGTCAAAGACTACGTCGATCATATCGTTCTGGTCGATGGCATCTTTGCCGACTTCCCCATGAGGCCGGACGACCAACCGACGAGTACGGACGGCACGATAGAGTACTTCCTCGACCTCGAAACAAATGCCGAGAAAAGTCTTATCCTCTATCCCGGCTTGCTCGAGGTGGAGAAGCGCAACAAGTACTTACTCGGCGACCCGGGCGACTGGTACCTACATCTGGATACCGACGAGGTTGTCGAGAACCCCGAGACGCTACTGGAACTCCCCGATGCTGATGTCGGGTGGGTCCAAATGCACTGGACGAATCGCTTCGCCCGCTACCCGCGCCTGTTCCGGCACGTCGATGGCCTGCACTATGACGGCCTGCACTACCGACTGGTAGACGCGGACGGAAATCTGTTTACCGACATACAGCAGACGGGTGGCCAATATACCCGCGCTGCACACCCCCTGAAGATACGGCATGACATCGCTATGCGCCCCGACTTCCGCGCAAAACAGAAGTTGATCTACTACCGCCATTTGACTGAGCAGGAACACGACATCAAGGAGCAACTGAGATATGGATGCTACACTCCTCGCCCATATCCGCACTCTGATTGACGATAAGACCGCACCTTATGCGGTGAGTGATCAGGAAATAGCAAACCTTGGCGCAACTCGCCGCAGGGAATTGTACTTCGATTTGCTTGTCTCCAAGGACGACCTTGTATGGTACGCGGGCTACAACTACGTTGAGGTAACGCGGCTAACCGACGAGTACGAAGGCGCGGGCGCACTGACTCCGACCACTGCGGACCCCATAGAGGGACGCTGGGCCTTTGCCGCCGAACAGATAGCGGTCTATGTCTACGGTTTTGCCTATGACCTCATGGACATTGTGAGTATGTGTTGGCTGTATAAGGCCGACACCGCTGATGTTGGTATCAACTATTCTCTCGGCGACGAATCGGTTGACTCGTCTGCATACAAACAACACTGCATTAGCCAGTACCACAGATATCGCACATCGAGGAGTGGGCAATGGCGACGGCACAGGTAACCACCATGCGGGCGCATGCGACGAACATCATCGCCGATAACCCATCGGTGATAACGATCACCCGCCGCACCTATGCGATATCCGGTTCCAAGCGCACAAGCACGACCGCGAATCTTGCCGCTCAAACGGTACGCGTCTACGGCAAAAATCGGACTGATATTCAGCGCGAGGGAGACAACATCCGGTTTGGACGCCGCCGTGAAGTACGGATGTTTTGCGTTTACAACGCCAATGTTCTGCCGCATGGTCCTGCGAACGAAGACACGTTCGTTTTAGGTGGCCTCAAATACCTTGTCAAAGATGTCCGTGAAATCACATGGAACGGCGAGATTGTATCCAAGCAATGCACCCTTGAGGAGCGCCAATGAAGTGGTACGGGATAAATTCAGCTATCGCCAATATCGGCAAAGAGATTTCCAGGACGAAGCTGGGTCTACTGGCATACGCACAGATGATGGCTGTACCACAAATGGAAGCCTACGCCAAGAGCCATCGCCCCTGGCACGACATCTCGGGTGATGCCAAAAAAGGATTGAAGGCCGGAACCGTTATCTCGGGCAACAAGATTCGTATCTACCTTTGCCACCAAGTCGATTATGGTCCATCTCTGGAACTCGAACACGATAAAAGGTACGCAATCATCGACCCCACCATTGAGCATTTTGTCCCCGAAATCAAGCGCAACCATGAACGAATTATGAGGTCGTAATGGCGATCAAGAATATCCGAGATGCGATAGCAGACCATCTCATAGCAACGTGTACGTCCTTCGACGGGTTCTATCAGCCGGGCATCGCCAATGCTTCTACGACCCGACCTTTCGGTGTGGTCATCCCAGCGGGCGAACGCCCCGACGGCCCGATGAGGCTTACCACAGTGCAAATCGCCATACACATCTCGGCGCCCGACACGGATGACCTCGGCGAACTGGACGCGCTCTGCCACGAAGTGGAGCGGGCGCTTGACCGCATTGACGTGGACTGCGACGACGACAAATGGCTTGTCCCCGAATACGTAGGGACCACATCCGACTTCCCTGACGAGGACAAGGGAACAATTTTTAGGCTGGCCGAATTCGAGGTAGGAACTGCGAGGTGATGACGTGAGTTATCAAGACGATTTTCAGTATTCAAAACCAAAACCTAAACCGAAGCCGCGGGTGCTACGTGTCTACGTGTCTACCTTCACCGGCAAATACCGATTTCGCGACGGGACAATCATCTCTATGACGGTGGGAGTTTCGCCGCAGGTGACCGAGGCACAGCTCTCTGAGCTGAAAAAGTACAACCGCGTTAAGGAGGTGAAATAAAATGGCAGACGTACAAAGCGCGTTTTTCCGATTCAAGCAGTTGCGGATCACTCCCCTGCTCGAAACAGGCGCAGTTGACCCCAGCGGCACCGCCGTTACTTCCACGACTCCAAAAGAGATGAGCGTCAAATTCGTTTATAAGGAGGGAGAGGAAAACGAGTCGACCGCAGGTGACGGCTCGATCTTCTGTAACATTACGGAGGCCGACGTGCCGAAGGGCGCGGACCTCGATCTTACGATGACCACGGTGGAATACCTCATCAAAGAGGCTATCGCCGGTGGAGTCGTAACTGCTGATGGCGACGACAACATAGGTTGGGATATGCCGACTGCGGCATCCAACCCGTTCCAGCTTGAGGCGTGGGTTCCCCGCTACGAAGTAGACGAAAGTTCGGAAGGCAAGGCGGCAGGATACCTCAAAGTTACCTGTCCGTTCTGCAAGGGCCGCGCCTCCGACGGAGATATCGGCGAGAAGAAATTCATGGCCGATAAATTCTCGATCAAGGCACGTTCCAATCCGAACTCCGGCGTCACTGGTTACGCCGAGCTCGAAGTAGACGACCTAACTTAAGAAGGGAGCAAGCACAATGACCGAGGCGACCAAGGAACTCAAGGTCACGACCAAAGAGGACTTGGAAAAAGCAAGGGCGGCAGCAGCCGTCGAACTCCCTGCATTTATGGATGGGACGCCGTTTGTTGTTAGACTGCGGCGTCCTTCCCTTTTACGAATGGCGCAGCTCGGGCAGATACCCGAAGAATACCAGCCTGTTATCGACAAGTTGGTCCAGGGCGACGACAGTTCTCCAATGGAAATCAAGGCCAAAATCTTCGCATGGTACGCAGAGAAGGCACTGGAAGAACCGACTTGGGCTGACGTGGAGGAAGTCATTGACTCATTCCAACTCGCTACTATCTGGCATTGGGGTATCTTCGGGCCGGGAATGATGGAGCCCTTTCGTAAGCTCCGCGATCTCATGGGACAGCACTTTGCTGATCAACTTGTGGCCGAAGCTCAAGCGAGACAATCCACCGAAGGAAACGCTGCTTGAGTTACCCCCGATACCCGCAGGGACAACCCTGACGGTGAGACTCCGGAGGCCCGCACTGGCGGGTCTTTTTGCTGTCGGGATAATGCCAAATGTCCTACTCCCCGTGATTGAGGGCATTATGCACGAGCACGAGGACAGACCTCCTAAAATCCAATTCTCGGAACTCGCAGATATGAACCTGCGTGTATGCGAGGCGGTCATTGTCGAACCCTACTTTGATCTCATCGCCGATTTGTTGACGAAACAGCATGCCGATATTTTGTGGCGGTATCTAACCGAACCCGCCAACAGGTTTATCGAATTCGCCAAGTCGCAGAAGTTTTTTTCGTTCGCCATGACGTGTCGGCGATGGTCAACCAGACCCTCGATGCTTATGCGTATCAAAGACCCCTACACGGCGTACTGCTTGGACGATGCGGCTAGTTACCTGCTGTCTCTCGTGGAGGGCGGCAAGCAACCCTCATATCTGCATGAGTTATCGGAGCGAGAAAAAGACGAACTGAGCTGGAAATGCACTGAGGCGGCAATACGGCGTTGCCGGAAAAGAGAGACGAACTAGATGTTTGGAAGCTACGGGTCAATAGTAGGCTTTGTTGACCTCGACACCACAAAACTTGATATGGGAGTTACCCGGGCGGCGGCGGGCCTGAAAGGGCTTGAGTCCGGGACCGCGAGCGTCGGCAAAGCGTTTAAGGCGTTGGCGGTCGGTGGAGCGGTTGTTGGTGCCGTGATAGCTGGTGCTTCGGTTAAAATGGCGGCAGACTTCGATGAGTCCATGCGTAAGGTCTGGTCACTTACTCGCGAATCCGAGGCCACATTCAATTCGTGGAAATCCTCCGTTAAAGAGTTATCTCGGGACATGCCACAATCCGCGACGCAGATGGCCGACGCGTTCTATTGGATTAAATCTAACATGCCGGACGCCACGGATTCGCAGCAACTCAAAACGCTGGACATCGCGGCCCGCGGTGCCGTAGGTGGTGTGGCTGAACTCTCCGATACCGTGCAGGCTCTCACCGGGGCCCAGAATGCTTACAAGGACATGGACCCCGCGAAGTACATGGACATCATGAACAAAGCGGTCGAGCGCGGTTCTCTCACCCTGCAAGATTTCGTGAGCAATCAGGGCAAGTTTATTGGCACTGCCGCTCAATTCAAAATCCCGTTCGAAGAAGTCGCCGCTGCATTCGCCACCCTGACCCGTAACGCGGTCCCCGCTGATACCGCTGCTATGGCTATCAACCAGACGATGATGGCCTACCTCAAGCCGACAGAAGATGCTGCCCAAGTTGCGCAGAACTATGGCATAGAACTCTCTGCCAACACGCTCAGAACCCGAGGATTCGGTGGGGCAATGCTGGATCTCGCCGGCGCAATGAAGGACGACAACTCCGAAATCGCGCAGATGTTCCCCAACATCCGTTCCCTCAAGGCCGTCCTTCCCCTCTCTGGCCTTGCCTCCCAAGAATTTGCCAAAGACCTAAACGAGGTTGGCAATGCGGCAGGCACGACCACAAACATGTTCGAAAAGAACAAGGGGTCCCTCCAAAACATCATGAAAACGGTGTGGGGCAAATTCCAACTTATCTTTATCGATCTCGGCGAGAAGATCATACCGAAACTGGAATCCGCACTGGATGCCGTGGGCCGTATTCTGGATGGCGAAAATGATGCTTGGAATACTTTTGCGGGAATCGTTAAGCAGGTGGCCGGTGTTATTTGGGATGTTGTTACTGCGGCCCTCAAGTTGACGCCGTTGCTCATAGGCCTGGGCGCGGCCTTTGCCACGATAAAGGTTGCCAACTTCGCCGCCGTTCTAGGTGGTCTTTCGGGCCTGTCCGGGGTTTTTGGTGGCGGGACCAAGGGGGCTAACGCTTTTGGCCTTGCCCTTGCCTCGGCGGGTACAACGATCAGAAACTTTACCGGTTTTGCGGGTCAAGCCGCAATGACTGGCGGCAAACTTGGTGGCGCGCTGTCATGTATAGCAGCCAGCGCTTCGGGCCTCGCGACCGCTTTCGCAATGGTTGGAATTGGTATAGCCGCACTTACCTACAAGTGGTACTCGATGAGTAAGGCGGGGAATCAGGGTTGGGATACCATCAGAAAAAGCGACAAGAGCTACGGAGAACTCGGCCTGAAAATTAAGCCTCTTGTCGATAGATACACCGAACTCGAGGCCGCGCTCCAAAAAGCTACTGCTGCTGGAACAGATTCGGTCGCCATCCAAAACGAGATGACCAAAGTCGGCAACGAGATTGCCGCGCTCAATCCATTGATGGCGCAGGGCTTTGATGAGCAAGGCAACGCGATCATGAAAACTGATGCGGAGCTGCGCAAGTATGTGGCAAGTCTCCTGGCCTACTCAAAAATCAAAGTGGATACCAAGGGTGAGGTTGGTCAACTCCAAGCCCTCATTGGCAAACAAAAGCAATATACCGGTGCAATGGAGGACTGGCGCGCTGTACTCGATGATGTGGGGGCAGCTCTTGACAATGCCAACATCCCTGCCGAGACACAGAGCAACATAATGAGCAAGTTGTCCGTGAACGTCAAGGCGGGGGCACAGGATGTGCAGGCTTGGATGGACCTGCAGAGGCAGACTGGGCAGATGAGCGAAGCACAGCAGGCCGGGATTCTCAGCGCGATGGCAGGAGTTAGCCAGGCATATATCGAGCACGGAGGATCACTTACCGATCTCCAAAAGAAATATCAGGCGGTAACTCAAGCTGCCTCTGAGATGAGGGCAAGCGTCGCCAATGCTGCCCTGCAAGCCGGTCTTGCCAATACTCCTATAGCCGAGAATGTACTAAGTGCTTTTAAGTCCGTGAGTCCCGAGATGCGCCAGTTTGGTGCCGATGCTGTCGCCTCGTGGATTGCTGGAATGCTACAGCAGAGTGGAGCCACTGGCGATCTTGCTGCAATGGCTCAAGACATGGCTAATCTTATTGCCACGGGAGCAGATTGGGATGGGACCGGTGAAGATGTTGGAGAAAAGATTTACGACAACATCAAAGCCCAACTAAAGGCTGTGGGGATTGAGATTAAACCCACCGTGGACAACTCTGCTGTCGAGAAGGGTAAAAAGGATGCTAGCACCGGCTGGCTCGTACCAGGGATATTTCCCACCGTGGACAACAAGAACGTGGACGATGGCAAGAAAGAGGCTGGCACTGGCTGGCCCCTGCCTTGGATAACTCCCACCGTCGACGAATCGAATGTCAAAGAAGCCAAGGCGCGTCTCACTCAGCCTTGGTGGCTCCAAGCTTTCGTTCAGGTTACCACTCAAGTCAACCCCGAGTTTGACCACCCCTATGATGCCGGAGTCTATATTGCGGAGCAGTTGGGGGCTGGCGCAAGTTCGGCGAAACCTAGTGTCGCCATCGGTGCCGCTCTTGACGACCTTAACGCGGCGTGGACCGCAATGAACGCAACCGCCCTCCCCGGCTGGTCAACCGATCGACTGGCTCCCACCGGCGATATGTCCCTCGAAGATTGGGATCACATCAACGAGGCTATCGCCAACCTTGGCGGCAACGTTGCCGCAAATCTCAATTCTTGGTGGGCGATGAACGGTGCGATGATCGAGGCCAAAAAGGAAATGGAAGGCTACACGGCTGCTATCGAAAAGGCCGAAGATCACATAAGCGCTCTGACCGCGAAGCAGACAAAACTTCAGGCGCAAGAAACAGAATTGAACGCCTCTATTCAGGCGCACAAAGATACTCTGTCCGAACTTTCTTCCATGAAAATTGCGGGCGAGACGGCGGCAGAAGACAAGTCATTTGACCAGAGCCGCGATCTGCAAATACTTGAACTGGAACGGCTGAAGATACAACAGAAGGCCCGAGCGGGAACCGCTACGGATGCCGACTACAACCGCCTGTTCGTCATCGCTCAAAAAAAACAAGAACTCGAACTTGAGCATCAGATAACCGATACGGAAAACTCTATCAACTATGACGAGAAGCACCGCGAACTTGAAAAGTTGCTCGACCCGCTGAAGGGTCAGGAGAAAACGTATGAGGATATCGCGTCTGCAATCAAAGCGGAGCAGAGCGTAATTGCAGCCAAAGAAAAGCAGTTAAAGAGTACCCAGGCAGAGATAAAGGAAATTCAGCGGCAGATTGATGTGGAGCGCGCCAAGGTGGACGACCTCAAAAGTTCGTACGACCGCGTCTACAAAAGTGTTACCGATTTTTCGACCAAGATTAACGAGATGGCCAACAACTTCCGCGCCCGGTACGACGAGATGATAGCCAAAGCCAAGGAATTAGCTGACGCGGTTGGCGGCGGCAGAACGGGTGGGGCTTCGGCTAGCGCCACTCTTGCGGCGGGAAGTGGTCGAACCATGAGCGAGGGAAATGTTACGAGCACATCCACGTCCACTACCTCCGTATCGTATTTTTACTTTGACAAGTTGGTCCTGCCAGATGTGCAGGATGTCCCCTCACTGACCTCCGAACTCCGACTTGCAAAACTAAGGATGAGCGTATGAGTGTTATATGTAGATTTGTCGAGGATATAGACGGCGAAACCTTGCTCGACCTGAATGACGAGACGGCCTATGCCTACATCGAAGGTTCGGAATTTCCGTTGCCCGACGTACTGTATGAGTGGGTGCAAAATGCGCTCGGGCATGGAAAGCGTCTTGCCCACTGGACGCTCGACAGCAACAAAATCACCCTGAAGCTGTGTATCAAAGGCACCTCCGAACAGGACGCTTATGACAAACTCAATGTCCTCATTGGTCGGTTGCTCCATGAGAACACGCTTGAGGTGCGCATGTGGGGTGCTGATACCTCCGTGTACTACCATACCTACCCGGTGACCCCCAAATTTCCCATCCCCAAAAGGTATCTCATTGCCTGCGGATTCATCCCCGACATCACAATCGAAATCCCTGTTGATCCCGAGGTCAAAACATCCGAAGAGGAACTATGGCTTATCCACGGCCTCGGCACAAATGACGACTTCGAGCGGCGCACAGACGACGATTTCGAGGACTGGGAAGAGATACAGACCAACGCTGGCACAGTCACCGCAGATACGAACAACTATCATGCTGGAATTGTCGGATGCAAACTGACCACTACCGATGGGGGAGCGGATGTGGCAGGGGTGCGCTCACCCTTTGTTGATGTCGAAGAAACGGAGACTCACGGGTTCAGGGTGTGGGGCCGTGAACTTTCCGGCGCCCCCGCGCTGGACGTTGATCTTATCTGCTACGATTCAGATGGCTCCGAACTCGCCACACTGGGAATACTCACTGCACACAATCCAGCGGACGGCAACTGGCGCGAGGTTATGAACGGCCTCGTGGTCTATCCCTCGACCTCTGGACAAGCACCGCGATTCCCCAGCGGAACCACTAAGATCAAGCGGGTGATTCGAAATGACGCTACAGTGGCATCAGAGATAACGATAGATGATCTGTGGTTTGGGTCAGTGGAGCGCGTCTCTGACCTGCGGGCAACCGGCGCTATGGGATTGCGGACACTGGGCGGCGATGTGAAGGGGAATTTGCCCGCACTCGCTGACGTGTATATCACAAATTCTTCTTCGCCCGAACCTTGGGTTGTACGAGCAAGCGGTATCATATACACCCTCCTGGGAGTTTCCGCACCCAGCACAACGGTAGCATTTGCAGTTGGTACTAGTGGCACAATCCTTAAGACTGTTGACGGTGGTACTACTTGGGTTGCTCAGACAAGCGGCACCACACAAGCTCTATTGGGAGTTTCCGCACCCGGCACAACAGTAGCATTTGTAGTTGGAAATTACGGCACAATCCTTAAGACTGTTGACGGTGGTACTACTTGGGTTGCTCAGACAAGCGGCACCACAGGAAACCTCCGCGCAGTCGCGGCAGCCAGCACAACGGTAGCATTTGTGGTTGGTAATAGTGGCACAATCCTTAAGACTGTTGACGGTGGTACTACTTGGGTTGCTCAGACAAGCGGCACCACAGAAAATCTCTGGGGAGTTTCCGCACCCAGCACAACGGTAGCATTTGCGGTTGGAGGTAGTGGTCAAGTCGTCCGAGGCATTTTTCCCTCGATCACAATGCCTATTACCGATATCACTTTCGGGCAATCCAATTACTACTCCGAGTACTGGAACCCCATACTCGACGCTGCAGGCGCGACACAAACCGCGCTTGATACTCGGCGGGGAGGTGCCTACCGCCAGATGTCCGCTGGAGATACAGAAATATTTCGGTTCAACGCCGAAGCCCACCAAGGCAAGCACATGCTAGTTGCCGGATTGTCTTTTGCTGCAACCGACGCGAAAGACCAGTTTGCGGTTGAGTACAAGTTGCAGACCACGGGCGGTACTGATATCACCACGCAAACAACAGAGGACGAGATAGACAGTGGATTCTCAGCCGCCGATGACAACACGCCGACTGAGTGGATAGACATATACAAACTCCCTGCCCCTCGGCTGAAGGGGTTGACCATCCCGTCGGAAGGTGTCTCGCCGAACGCCGAACTTGCGAATATCGATGAAGTTGTCACCGTCATTGCCGACGCTACACTAGCCACAACCGAGTGGCTAGACTACGTGGGCCTTGTGCCGACGGGAAGATGCAAGGTCGAGGTTGCCGAGTGGTCGTACAACGCTATGATTCTTGACTCGCGGGGGATGAAAGACGTGCTCGCGTCTCTGGACGGCTCGCTCGATACCGCGCAGGTTTACGATGCCTCGAAGCGTCTCGGGATACCAAAGTTCCTGGCAGACCCCGACGGGTGCAATTTCTCAATTATTTGCCTACACAATGTGACGGGGGATTATCAAATGACCTTCGTGCCTGATGTGAAATTGGTCTATAACCCGACATATCTACTGGTGGCCTCAACATGATACCAGGCGCTGTCGATATACAAATTTGGAACAAAGCGGGAACACGCCTGCTGTCCACTCTCACCGCCAACGGCCCATCTAATTTGCGATATGCGAACGACGAAATGACGAAAAATCGTCAAGGCGACGCGACTTTTACTTTTGATCTCAAGCGCGATCCAGTAAGTGATTTTTGGGAAGACTTGGAGGACAGCAACGTTGTCAAGGTTTTTGACGGCGATGACTTTTGTTGGGAGGGCGACATTGAGGGCGTCGAGCGGAAAATCGAAGCAGATTCGCTCTTCGCGGTCGAGTGTCTCGGCTGGCCCGCAAAGCTCAAAATCCAAGGCACTGACGCCGATGTGTCTTCTAACCTCGGAGTGGAAAAGGGCTCGACCTATATCACGGATCATATCGTCGGCGAGGGGGATCCCGTTCTTACGGCGGGTGATATCGATACCGATGATTTCCTGTTCTCCACAGGGGTTGAGTTTTACCCGGGTAAGGATTTTTGGTACATCCTTGACGAGATTTGCAAATATCAACTATACGACTGGTGGATCGAGCGCAGTTTGGACCCACGCCTTCCCCCGGCTCCACGACTATGTTTTGGCCCGCGAGAGACTGCGGTGTCATACCAGGTGTTGCTGGGAGACTGCGACGAATCGACGCTAAACCGCAATCGAGAAGACCTTTGGAATTGGATACAGTACGGATACACTCCGGACGGATCATTGTATGCCTATGTCACCTCGCAAAATGCAGCCTCGCAATCTGCTCACGGGCTGCGAATGAAGTGGGATTCGGTGAGTTACGCAATATCACAAACTGAGGCTCAAGCTCTAGCGGACACATTTATTGCGCTGCATAAAGACCTCAAGCCGAATTCCAGCATTTCGACGGACATTGTCCGGGATACTCGCAAGCTATTGGTCCCGCGGGGTCAAATCGAACCGCGTAAAGTCCTGTTGATCCCTGACCTGTTGCCGACCGAGGAAACCATTGTCTCGGCGCAGGGCATCAATGAGATGCAGACATGGCCCATCAACGAGGTCAAGATGAAGGGCGGCAAGGTTTCTCTCGCCCCCGGAGGTCTGCCGACAACACTTGATGTCATGCTGGCGAAATACGATATAAGGTCGCGGTACATGTGATACAGATAGGTGACGCCAAACTGAACCGCCCGCTGCTAGGGTACTGGATGCGTCAGCCCGCGGTGAAAATCCCAAGCCCTTACTACGTTACATTACCCGCCTCGGCTGCGGAGGCAGATATCCTGACGACGACTATCACCCTCGCGGAGGTGGGCGACATCAAGGCCCACGTTTCGGGCATGTGCTACTGCTCCATGTCTGCTGCGGGCGATCTCTTGTGGGGTGTGCATTTCGAGCTGGATGGCATCGCCCCTGCCGACCAGACGTCCATTGATAGCCGTCAGTTTGTGGATGTCGCCGGAGACGTGTATCTCAATATCTCGATCTGTTATCAGTGGGAAGGCGTGGAGGTGGGAGAGCACGAGCTGAAATTAGTTGCCAACGAATCATGGCAGACAGGCGAAACTCGCAGGATATACCGCGCTTGCATGATCCCCGAAATATGCAAGGGGGTCAAAGGCATCGGGCCGGATATCACGGTAACGCGCTCGACAGTTGGTACCCAGCACGAAACGCAATTTGCCGGGCTGTTCGCGCTCCCCGCATGGCTGACGGCCGACCTCTGCGGCGAAGCGGGCACGGTCACTGTGGCGGGCGGCCTTTGCACGATCGACAGGCCATTCAGCACTCATGTATTTGTACGTTCGACCGCCGCCCTTCCCGCGCTGCCTGCGGCGGGTGTTGTGCGGGTCAAGCTCCGATACAACCAGCAAGCAGACTTTTTTCCAAACGTGGGCATCGTCGACGCGGCAACCGCGCCAACTTACACGGGGCATGAAACGCGAGATGGGTTCGAGCCCGAGATCGACTTCCCGGCGAACTATACAACCGAGGTCACAGCTGCGTATGGCGGTGACTCGGGGTATCCGTCACCGTCTCATGCACAGGCGCATAGCACATGGTACATCGTCGAGATGGCATGGGGCGCAACCAATGTCGTCGTTACCTACAGAGATGCTACCACGCTGGCAGTCATCGGCAGTTGGAGTCACGCATACGCCTACACTGACGACCGCTGGCTCATGGTTGGCGTCACGTTGTTGTACGGCACGGCCGCCGGGTCGATTGATATTGCAGGTGTCCACGAGTACGACTCGCACGATGTTACTGTCACCGGACTGTCCTCGGGTATGGCTGTCCGACTCCACGATGCTGCTGACGATAGTGTATTGGCATCAGCGGTCGAGACAGGCGGCACGGCGACGCTCGACTGTTCATTGGTCGATTGGTTTGGACTCACCTGTTATATCGTCGTGTACGAGGACAGCTCATACGTGGCAGAGCTTGCGAGGTCTGCCGATGTCACTGACCCCGGAGGCGGCGATGGATACACCTGCTCATAATCTCCAAAATCCCTAAGGCATAGAAAGGCAAACTACATGGCACCCGACGAACGCTATATTACACGTGCAGAACTCAACGGATCAATCCTTCAATTGCAAGTCTCCGTTGACGGTCTCCGCAAAGAAGTGAGGGACGGCTTTGGCGAGGTCTACTTGAAAATCGATGATCGCATGGACCGCGAACAAGATAAACGGGAGGCGTGCTCCATCATCCATGACGAACGCCTATCTGTGTTGGAGTCCTGCGTTGGCATGCACGAGCAGAAGCTAAAAATCCCTGGCTGGGCTTGGAAGGGCTTTGCGGCGGTTGTCGGTATAGCGGTCTTGGTGTTCGATATCATTTTGGCTGTAAGGGTGTTAGCACATTGACTCGAATCAGACATGCCCTCTCACGAGGGCTTTTTTTGTGTCTCGACACGCTCTTTATATGGTTTGCCGCAGTACTCGGGTGGATCAATAGGAGGCTTAATGGCAACTGTGAATGATATTCTGTCCCGCGCCCGCGCCGAGATAGGTTCTTCTGGCTCATATGAGAACCCGATGGGGTCCAACAGGGGGACCAAATACCACGAATGGTATGGAGGCGTCGAGGGCTATCAGTGGTGCGCTATATTCCAATCGTGGTTGTTCTTTCGGATGTTGGGTTACAAGTCCTACTACACTGGCGATTGGATAAACTACGGCACCCGCAACGGTTTGATGGTTCTCGCCCCGGCCCCCGGTGCAATCTGTGTCATGGACCGCTATCCCTACCTCGAGCAGGGTGGGATAAGTGACCATATCGGAGTGATTGAATCTGTTAACGGCGCGAAGCGGACAATGACGCTAATCGAAGGCAATTATGGGGACTGTGTTGCCAGAGTGACCCGCCCGATAGATGGGTCCACGAAATACTATTTCATCATGCCCAAATATGCAGCAAGTCCCGTGCCCAAACCACAAACACAGGAGGAATCCATGGCACTTGTAACATCGGGAGAACGTACAAAATCATTCGCGGCAATTATCTATCTCGGCGAGATGGGACATGAACAGTGGGATGTGTGGGCGAAGGTCCAGAATCCCACGGCGCAGGCTATCACGGCCCGGGTAGTCGCGGTGACAAACGACTCACCACATGCCCCGAAGACACTAACAATCGGACCAAACCAAATCGCGCAGGTGCAGGTTGGCAAAGAGATGTCCTGCAAGGGCAACACGCTCATAACGATTGAGCCGTCTGTCCCCGCAATCTGCACGCTCGATCATCGACCAGTTTAGGAGGTGAGGATATGACACAGTTACAGGGATATCTAGCGGCGCTCATCGTCTTGGCCCTCGGCGTAGGGCTTGCCGTCTTCGGATGGATCAGCCATCAGCCTGCCGCCGTCGAATTGGGTGGTCTGCTATCTGGTACAGCCCTCGGCTGGATCGGACTCAAGCGCCCGGCAGATAAAGAGTCTGTTCCCCCAACCGCCTAACCGCTCCAACATTGGAGGACAAGTGGAACTTCTCGACCGCACTATCACCCTGCCATCGAAAACCACCATTGTCCGCGTCTATTACCTCTACGATTTTCACATTGGCGCTTTCGGTTTTGATGACAACTTGCTACGTCGGCACATCAATCGCATACTTCGCGAGGAGTTTTCATATGCCATTATCGGGGGAGACACTGCGGAGTATATCGGTAAGCGTGACCCCCGCTATAATCCTCGTGGTGTTCATCCGATGTTCCACGATGCCCTAAAGAAAAACAATCTCGTCGGGGCGCAGGTTGCCCACGTTAAGAAGCGCCTACGTCCCCTAGCAAATCAGAACCGCATCTTGGGTTTTCTTGAGGGCAACCATGAGCAAAAGATGGCGCTGCATACAGATTATAATCCTGTAGAGGAAATCTGCACCGACCTCGAATTACCCTATGGAGGCGGCAACTGTGTCCAAGCACTGCGGATGAAACGAAAAGTCAGCGAAGGCACGCGGCTATGTCTTACCAATGCAATACACGGCAAGCGGGGTGGAGCAACAACGGCGGGGAAAGTCACGGCTTGCGAGCGCCAAGCGGTACGGGTGCGAGGTTGCAATATCTATATGCGTGGGCATGGTCATGTCAAATTTCAGCTTCCGGGTGAGCGCGTCGGCGCGAAGATGATAGGCAGCAAACTCAAAGAATACAAAGAACCCGAATCGAAAGGCTCGTCAGGCTCGTATGCTCGACCACTTATGCCCGGCGGGTCGTCGTATGCAGAAGACGGAGAGTATCCACCTACCGACTTGGGTTGCTTGTTTGCCGAGATTACCCCATTCGCCGCCGATGCGCATGATGGGATGAAGATGCTCGTCGAACTCCGCGATCTTGTGATGTAGCCATTCCTTGTCACCTGTTAAGCGTCCTCGATCGCATCGCCGAACGCCGCCTCGATCTCCTCCGTGGTTAGATGTTGCTCGGCCCATTCCAGCGCCTCGGCAGCACTCATCGGTATCAGGTCAGCGCCACCAGACCAAGTGCTTCGCCCGCAGCTTTGGCCAAATCGGCTCATCGCTCCACCCTCACCCGCGAGAAAGTAGCGCCCGCTGCGCGGTGTCCGGTACAACGCGGCCTGCCAAAAATGGGAATCACTGCGGCCCTCGTCGCTGGATGCAAACCCCAGCGCGACTGCGATCTCCGTGTCGTACCTGAGTCCGTCGATCACCTTTTTCATTATGCCTCCCAGGCTTCAGAAAATTCCATATCATCAAACAAGTCTGCCAAGCCAGTGATCTGCTTCATGCGTAAAACCTCGTCGGGCTCCATCCCCAACTCCTTGGCGATCTTCTTGTTACTCCAATTCCGTCGCGTCAACTCCTGCACAATCTCGGACATCGCTCCCACCTGATGCTTGCCCCTAGCTCTATTGTGTCGTATCGTGGCAGCGATCCTATCCTCGCGCTCCGTCCGGTCACCGTTGATAATGACTACAGGCAAATGCGTCATACCCAACTTCTGACCTACCAGATGGCGATGGAAGCCATCGACCACCTCGTACCCGTCCTCACATTCCCACACAACGATTGGCTGAGTGAACCCGTCGCTGGCAATGCTATGCTCGAGTAACTCCATCTCGGGTGGGGCTACTGCGTTGGGGTTATAGTCATTGGCCCGTACCAGTTCCGTTCGTACCCACTGCACCCGTGAAACAGGATGCTTCTCAACCCAGCTCAGATTATTTGCCATTCCCGCCGCCGCCTTTCCATGAGCTTGAGATATTTCACATATGCCGTGGACTTGTGTTGTGAAAACGACAGCCCCTTGCACCAATAGTCATTACGCAAGAGGGCCTTACATATCCGTCGCCAAGACGGAACACGTTTGGACGCTTCAGCTTTCGGGTCCGCGAAGTCGGGGATGCCGTTGGGATAGCCCCGACCTTCCCACCATTTCAGGAACACGGCAATCTTGTTCTTGTAATGTTCTTGAGCTTTTGGCGGCAGGCTCTCAAGGATTAGCATGGAAAATGATTCCCAGGTATGGTCCTCGGGTTTGACAATCTTGAAATTCCCCAAAATATTGCCAGACTCTTTCGCGTAGATAGCCCCCTGGTTGGCTCCATTCACCCTTGCCAGCACTTTGGCCCAAGTTTCTGGTTCTATCACGTGATAGAGGTACAAGCCTTTTCGTTGATCATCACCGTAGGGCTGACAGATTCTCATTTGATGAATCGAGAGCCCCGCTTGATACATCCGATCATAAAGGGCGTTGTAGGGCGTGCCCGTTTTCGCATGGTATATCCAAATGTCTTCTGTCTTCCAGTCGTAAATAGGGTAGATGTTGTAGAGTGTTTTTCCGATCCCCGTAGTCCAAGCGAGCCCCTCAAAATTCTTCTTGTCTTTTCGTGCGATTGAACGGTAGCGATTAATGCTCTCATCGCTTCTAATTCCTACGAAGCAGGCTGTCAGTTTCCCTTTTCCATACCAGTGACCAAACGCTGGTGTAAACTCCTCAAACTCCATTCTTTGGTGGAAGAACGGAAAGTAATCTTCGCTGGTGATTGCAATCTTCGGAGGCTGACGAACCCAGTCCTTACCGGGTTCCCAACACATCCATTGCGGTTCAAATTGTGATACCGCGTTGCGGAGATTAAGAGGAAGGGCAACCCAGAAAACTTCCAGATTATCCTTATACATTTCCAATAACTCATGCCCGTGTTCTATTGTAAGGTTATACTGAGCTTCCAAATCAACAAACATCAGCCCCACCTTGCGGTTTCGTTTTATCGCTTCTGCCATGACAAGGTGGAGCATGACAGTCGAGTCTTTCCCGAAACTGCAGGAGACATAGATACGCGGGAAATCATCGAACACCTTAGATATCCGTTTCTGTGCTGCCGTAAGAACGTCTATTCCGAGAGGTAGTTTAGCCACTGGTCTATTTCCAATTGTTCGACATGAATGATCTCCCCAGCCTCCGTGACCTTACAGAAGTACCGGTCATCTTTTTTCCATGTGATCCTGCACTTGACCTCGTAATACCGCCCGCTCTCAAGAATATATATCCGGTAGACTCCCCGACTACCCGTAGAATTAGCACTGCTGTAATCATCTTGTCCCCGTAGAAAACTTCGGGACAGCCCGTATCGTCGGTCATACCCTGTAATTTCTGCAACCCAACAAGAGGCGGGCGGCGGCTTTCCAACAAAGTCGTCTGCGAAGTCCTCCCCGAATTTGTCCTTCATCGAGTTGTGGTAGAAGGTCAATTGCTGCCCGGCGTTCTGCCCGATCAGTTCCAATGCCAATGACGCTTTCACTAGTACTCCCAAACAAACCAGAGTTCTTTTCCAGGCAAATCCTGCTGATAATTTTGGTAGAGAGCTTCTCGCTGGGGTAGCACTGCTTTCCTGTGGGCAAGCCAGGGGTGCCAAAAACAAATCTGGCAGATAAGCCTAAACTGGTTATCTCGCTGTTCTTCTGTCATACTCACTCCTCCCCTTCGTTCATCAGCCTTTTCCTGATATCCACCAGTTTCGCGCCAGTAGGATTTTGCGGAGCCCAATACCCGCCGAGTCCGGCCTCCCCTACGCTACTTGCCCGCTTGCCTTGGCGTCTGCTATCCGTCGTTCCCAGTCCGCGACCTCTGCCATTGCCCGCTCATGGAGTTCGCTGCCAGCCTTGAGTTCCATCGCCGCCTGCAGCGCAACGGACCGCAGACGTTCCATCGCATTGATATTCATCGGAGTTGCTGCCGCCGCAACCTGATGTGCTTCCCGATTCTCCCAATATTCCCGGTCGTTCGTCGGGTCTGGCTCCCTCTCCCAGTCCTGCATCTCGCGCCTCCCGTCTCGTTCCGCATCTTCTAAGTGCATTATACCTTGTGCACTTACAGAGTGCAATAGTTTTGCCAAAGTTTTTCAAAAAAAATACCTTTGGCAGTTAGGGTTAGCTCTAGATGTATATGTAGTTTGCAGACATGAAACCCAAGTATTGTGTAGTTAAGCTACATAAACTAGTGCCACTGAATCTGCAGTCTGTCCGCACCCCGAACCCCGTTCCGACTGGCCACTGTTACACGCGAAACGAAATCCTTTAGAGTGGTCTGCTGATCGACCAAATCCATAGTGGGCCAGTCCTCACGAATATTCCCGAGCTGTCTTGGTCGCTGAGAAAGCAATGCCTGGTCTTCTATTTGCTGGATCGCGTTCGACAGTTCGTCAACTTCTCCCTGCAGTTCGGTATTCTTTTTCGCAAATGCCGCCCGGGTAAGTGTCGTATCGTCTTTCCCAAACTCATCCAACAGGCGAGATTGTTTGCGCTCAATCGCAGCTAAGCGCTTGCGTAATGTAGTGCTCCTCCCCTGTCCCTTCTTGACCATCTTTTCGACCGCTTGAATGGCAGCTTGATATACCGCGGGGTCCACGTGAGCAAAGAAAGACTCTAGTACAGTAGGCTCCGCAATTGATTCGCAGATGGCTATTGTACCGCATGAGGAGCAACGCCAATCTGCCTGTCCAGTTGGCTGACCATTTTTCCAGCGCTTACCCCGGTGCATGACTGCCCCGCAGCGGTCACAGTATAGTAGTCCCGACAAGATATATGTACTCCGTGGCTGATGCTGTTGATGTCTAATGCTGGCTTGTGCCATTTCCCACATTTCGTGATCGATGATTACGGGAGCATGCAGGGGCAGGATTTTATTGTTATAATCGCGCTCCCCTATATACCGGCGGGATTCGATGATTTGCTTGACCGTGCCCGCCCGCCATGCCCCGCCGCGCTTAGTAGGGACTCCCTCTGTAGCTAGACGTTCCGCAATTGTCGAAAACCCATAGCCCATAATCTTGAGATCAAAAATATGATTGACGAGCTCGGCCTCATCCTCGTTGATGTTCCACGCCTTACTCTCGACGTTATAGTCATAGCCGAGCGTCGGGCTGCAACCCAACGCCTTTCCCTGGCGATGTATCTCAGCGTGGGCCGCCTTGAGACGGGCGATTAACAGATCACGTTCGAAGGCGGCAAAGGAAAGAAGAATATGAAGAACCAGCCGCCCGACAGGAGTGGTCGTGTCAAGGTCATTCTCGAGGGATGCTATCTCCAAACCACGATCTTGCAGATCCTCGAGCATGAGCAGGGTCATGGAAAGCCGACGCCCCAAGCGGGTAAGTTCGGAGACGATAACAATGTCGCCTCGCTGAAATTGCGCCGCTATTTTACTCCACCCCGCCCGTTCCTCGAATGGGGTTACGCCCGAGACGTTACGATCCTCGGCGATGTCCACAAGCTCCCACTTCTTGTACGCGCAGTACTCGATAATTCTCTGCCGCTGAGAATCGGCACCCCACTTTTCGTCATTGGGATCTTCTTTGCTGACTCTAACGTATGCGAATGCGCGCTTGCTCATAACGTCACCTACTTTCGTTACCTTCCATGTTCTGTAAAACTGGGCGACTCCAAGTTCTCATTGTCCAATGTTTTCAAGAAGTTCGTCCAAACTTCGGTATTCACGCACTTCCCATTTTCCATTTTTCAAGACAAGTGTGGCCGTTGCAGTTGTGCCCGTTGCCCTACTACGATATTTGAATTCAGCCCGAAGACCATTGTTGACTGTATCGATGAGAACTATTCCATCACGCAGCAAGTCATGTGCGCTATCCATATATAAGTCTAGGTCAGATTCACCGGCGAGAAATTCTTGAGTTTCAGCACTCATTAGGTCGCGAGCTTCTGAATAATGCTGGAATTCCACAGCCTTAACAAACTGGTTGAACGTAGTATCTGGACTAGTTCCACAACCGCTTACAAGAACCAATATGACACAAGTCAAAATAAAAAGTCGCCACATGATAGTTCACCTATCCCCGTGTCCTTGTCTCCCCAAAATGCCCCTTGATAATGCGGCAAGCCAGCGTCCCCCCTGTCATACAGCAGCCCTCCCCCTGGCTTTTCGCTCTTCCAACATCTTCGTGATAAGACCCATTGCCAGTTTGATGTCATGCGCGTCCAGTCCATAATCCCTGAGGCACCGGCAAACCTCTTTTGCACCCGTTGGTTTAGCGCGAATCTTCACCGTCGGTTTCGGATTGTTTATCAGTTCATCAATGGTGATGCCGAATCCGTCAGCGATTTTCTTGACTGTATTGATTTGGGGGTTGCTGTCCTTCTTGATTATCTTGCTGACGTCCTGCGGAAGCATCCCCGCAGCAATAGCCAGCTTGTAAGGTGTCCATTCCCGTATATCTAGTTCTCTCTGTATGTCTGCTCCAATACCCATACAAGAATTATTATACGTTTATTTCCTATTAGTCAATAGATTTGATAGGAAATAATCTATTAGAATATCTATTGACGGCAACCTGCTTGTAAGGTAATATCCTTATAGTGACAACCGAAAGGTAGGCAATGACGAGACTCAAACAAGAACTCAGATTCCAAGGAAAGTCTGCCTATTCTTTGGCACAAGACCTCGGCGTGAGTTTCGGAACTGTCTACAACTGGACACAGGGACGGCACCTCCCACGAACACAGCATATGAAACAACTAGCACAACTCCTCGGCGTCTCGATCGAGGAGCTATTTTTCTCAGACGACGGAGGTGACCATGAATCCCGATCTGACTGATGCATACGCGAGACTCGCCTATCGAGTGGTTGTAGCGAATCAGGAACCCGAGGAAGAGACAGAGGACGAAGCGGCATAGGACCACGAGGGGGAACCATGGATCGGAAAGAGTGTGACCAGTGCGGTGCGCCAGTGGAAGAGATCGAGGCATTCATACTGATATTGCCATTTTCAATCGCCACAAAACATCGATCGCTCATGGTCAATGATTTCTGTTCACCGGCCTGTGCCATTACATTCCTGCACACTCTGCCTGAATTGGAGGCGAGATGAACGATGCGACGCCTGTATCAAATCTATCTCCGGTCGAGGATCAACTACCCGTTGAGATGGCGGCTACATCATCTGAGGGGAAAATGATGAATGATAAGCACACTCGATCATTGTACGAAATCACTCACTCCGAGAGTCGCACATTCTGGACCTGCCAAAAAAAGCATTGGTATGCCTACATCGAGCGGCTAACTCCTATACGCAAAGCTCCTGCATTATGGCTAGGCACATATGTCCACGCTGGGCTCGACCTCTACTATCAGGGGAAAGCCGATTTCCTTGCGACAATCGCCAAATCAATTGAGGATGACCTAGTCCTTGCTCGTGAGGACTATCCCAATCTCTGGCCCGAGGATGATGAGAAGATGGACAGCGAGAAGGCATTGGCCCTAGCTATGCTGGAAGGCTGGCCTGCATATGTAGCAGAGAATGATCTTGATTGCGAGTTCGAGGCAGTGGCGACTGAACTTGAGTTTGAGATGAGGTTGCCGACTCCACAGGGCGGCCCATCGCACTGCATATTCCGAGGCAAGGTTGACGGCATAGCGAGACATACTCCCACGGGCAATCTGTTTCTCATTGAACACAAAACCGCAAAACAAGTTGGCGATGCCTATATTAACCAGCTCCAACTTGACCCGCAAGTCCCCGCGTACATGGCGGGAATCCGTGAGTGCTACGGGTACGACACTATCGGATGTATCTATAACATACTCCGCAAGCAGATGCCCGGACCTCGTGTCAAGGCACCTCTGTATTACAGGGAGTGGGTCTGGCGCAATGAGACTGAGATAGCTGCCGCGATCGAGAACCTGTATTGGACTTATCGCTTTATCACTCGACCCGGTCGTACTCCTGTTCCCAACCCATCACAAATGACCTGTGGAGGATGCGCGTACAAATCGCTCTGCATCGAAGATACCGAGGAATCACGAATGCACTTCATGGTCAAAGAAAGAAAGCACAGTGAATTGGAGGCAGTATGAATTTCGAAGCACCCACCAAGTTGACCAGAGCTAATGCATTGGTTCATGGCATGGGAGGAGCTGGTAAGACCCGCTTTTCGATTACGGCTAGGCCGTTGGGAAACTTGCTCCACCTTGATATCGAGGGCGGGACCATGAGCATCATGGAAGAGATTTCAACGGGTCTCATCCAGTCCATGAGAATCGAGCAGTACGCGCAGTTCGTCACAGTGATGAAAGAACTCAAGATGGGGGGACACGGTTTCGAAACATTGGTTGTGGACTCGGGGACAGAATTACAGAAGCTCTACCTCGATATGATCGTAGAAAAGGACATTCCGACCCTTCAGGATTATGGCAAACTTTCGAATGAGACTCGCAAGAGTCTTCGTTTTCTTCGCGATCTCGATATCAACCTGATCTATATCTGTCTCTCAAAAGACGAAAAAGACGAGCAGTTTGGCAGCATGGTTCGCAAGCCATCTTTGACGGGCAAACTCCCTGAAGAGGCGGCGGGCTATCTGGACCTCGTGCTCTACATCACGACAAAAGAAGTCGACGGCAAGCTCGAGCGCGTGGCAGTCACTCAGCCTACAGAACGCCTCGTAGCCAAAGACCGTTCGGGCAAGTTGGAGCGGTATGAAAAACCAGACTTCGCGTTGATTCACGGCAAAATATTTGGCGATGTTGCACAGGCAAAAGCGAAGCCCGCAAAGGACAAGGGAGGAAAGAAAGCATGACAGACGTGGACTTTTCGGAATCAGGCGGCCGGGAACTGATTGACCAGGGTGTGTATCCATGCACCGTGACAGACATGGAGATGAGGCAGAGCGAGAACACCGGGCGCGACTATTACGCATTCACGTTCACGGTCGCGAGCGGCGAGTGGGAAGGCTACAAGCTCTGGCACAACAACACGATCGGGGCCAAGGACCGCAACTACTATCTCAAGCAGACGCTCGAGGGAATAAGCGGTACGGAGATCCCCGAGGACACCGTGAGCATCGATGAGCGCGACTACATCGGTCGTGGCTGTCAGGTGCAGGTAGTCCACGAGGAGTACAAGGGCAAGGTCAAAGCATCTGTCGCGACTATCCACCCACCGGGTGAAGGGCAAGTGATCGAGCCGACCAACAAGGGCCAGCAGCATGACTATACCGCTGACGCTCCTTGGTAGACCGTAATATTTCCGGGGCGGGGAGCAGGGGACTCCCATGTTGCCACATGCCTGCGCTTGACCCGCCCCGGCCCCCCTTTGGAGGAGATATTGAGTTGTACTGAGAGAGACAAGGGAGCCCGATTCGAGCGCGAGATTGCGCGCCTACTTGGTGTCCGTCGCTACCTACGCGCCGATTACTCCGAGAGCGCGCCCGACTTGGTGACCGAACATCTCATAGTCGAGTGCAAGCGGCGCAAATCAATAGCTGCTATCCGGTGGCTAGAGCAGGCTGATGGCTACGCGACGAAAGACGAGCAGGGCAGGATCCCCGTCGTATTTTGTCGCGAGGATAGAGGACCCGCGGTGGCGTTGCTGCACGCCGAAGATCTTTTGTCATTGATGAGTATGGAGCGTGGGCAATTATGACCATGAATATCTATTCACCAACAGGTACCCAAGTGCGCTTTGTGGGTGTCAAGGACGAAATGCAAATACGTTGGGGAAGCCACGTTGACCCTCGGGGCATTCTGGATGTCGGGGATGTCTACACGATAGAAGGAACCGAGGTCCACACCTGGCACACAAAGGTTTTCCTTGAAGGTTTCTCGGGCAAGTCTTTCAACGGCGCTTGGTTTGAGGAAGTGAATTGATTGCTCACTGACCACTGCACCTACGAACGCTACATAAGTGGTGGCTACGACTCGCCAGATGAGTACTACTGCGACAGGGGCCACGACTGCGAACCGGGCAGCGTGTGCATCTTGTGTGGCATTGCGCACGGTTGCCCCGACAACTGCCCTGACAGTTGCACGGAGCTGGACTGGTACAGCACACAGGCGGGCGTATGACACTCTCACAGCGCCTCTACTGGACACTACGCATATATGCCCATGGCAAAGAGTATGCGCGGTCGTCAGAATGGCTCTCTGCTTGTCTCGGGTGCACTCGGCGGCAACTACAGTATGCCCGTAAAGGGCTAGAGCATGACTACCCGATTCTTAGCGACCACGATGGGTACTGGATATCGGATGACCCACACGAATACTCAGCGGTCATATCACTCGCAACTAAAAATTTAAGGGCCGAGCGGTCGAGGGTGGATGACCTGAAATTCTGTTTGACGAAAACATGGCCTGATTATCAACCGACATTGTGGGAGGTAGCGTGACCCACTGGTGCCCTCTTTGTGGAGCAACCTACAGATACCCCGCGGGACATTACCTCTGTGAGTTGTGTGCGAGGGTGAGCGTGATCGTGAGATTAGTGGAGGAGAGATTATGAGCGTATGTGATGAGGGGTGGACAAACTTCAGGGGTAATTGCCCTTGGCGCATTGACCATGCCAGATCGACGAGCGGATTCCTTTCTCGGGTGAGACGAGAAGTGCCAGACAAAGGCGGTGCGTCATGCTGAACGACAATGACTCTTCATGGTTGATGCAAGCGGCGCAGACGTCTCTGCTGAACATCGAGTGTGTGATATGCCAAGCCGTCTCGGAAATCAAGGACGCGATATTGGCGAGGGTAAACGAGCAGGAGAAACTAGACAAAGGCGGTGCGGAATGACAAAGACCGGAATATTCGCCACGGAAAAAGAGGCTGAACATCTACGAGGGATATGTCATTTTTTGGCACGGGAGCACGGATTGCCAGAAATCCCTGGCTACTATGGCATTGATCTCGAGTCCCGTGAATTTCTGTCAGAGGATGATGTTACGAAGATACACCTGTGTTCTACCTGCGTCAAAGATTTCGCGGTCTGCACATCTGACCCACATTTCGGAACGGGCTTCGGCACCGACAATATGTATTGCTGTTCTAGGTTTGAGTCCCGTGAGGAGGGCTAGTGGCAGACCGTGATCCTTGGTTTCCGTTCTACCACGCGAGATGGTTGAACGACCTCGAACTACAAACACTTCCTATGAATACACAAGGGGTATATATCAACCTTCTGTGCTGGTTGTACCAGGCGAACCCCCCAGGCTTCTTGGTAGTAAGTGGGGGTATCCCTACCGAGAAGTGTATGGGGAAGTTGCTTAGAATACACCCCTCTATGTACCGCCGTTGTCTGCAAGAACTCGTCGATGCAAAGGTGTTAAAGGTTGACGAGAACGGCATGGTCTACAGCCTGAGAGTCCTTTCAGACTGCGAAAAACGGGCAAGGGCGCGGGAGTACGGGAAGAAGGGTGGGAATCCCGCATTGGTTGGAGATGGGGTTAAGGCAGGGGTTAACCCCACCGTTAAGGCAGATAAGAAAAGAGAAGAAAAGAGAAGAAAAGAAACATACAGTGCAGCGTTTGCAACGTTGAAGCAGCACTACCCCGAAAGGAAGGGTGGACAGAACTACCCTGGTGCCGCCACGGGATACGAGAAAGCCCTCGAGCGCAAGACCACCACGGAAGGCAACCCCATCACCGAAGCCTCAGTCCTCGCTGCCGTGAAGCTCTACCGTCAAGAGGCCCATGACTTAAACCTGATCGGGACCGAACACGTGATGATGATGTCAACGTTCTTCGGGCGCGATTGTCGTTACGAGGAGTATATCGACAAGAGCGCCGAGGCTGAGAAGTTGTCCCAGCGCACCCGAGAAGCCACACAACGCCGCGAGGAATACTTAGCCTCTCGCCAACCTGCGCCACCTCCCGTCGAGAACCCTGACCCTGAAGGCGCAGCAAAGGCACGAGCAGAACTCAGAAAACTTGTCGGTGGAGTAGCAGACTCCATGACTCCAAAGGGGGAAGCATGAACAAATCCGACCTAACCGAAATCCTCGACCAACACAAACTCTGGCTTGCCGACAACGCCTTGGAGCGGGGGGCGATCTAATCTGAAGGACTGTTACCTCGCCGCAGCCGATGGATTGCTCTGCTGCTACTGGAACTCTTCGGGCAGCGGATTTGACCCTGAACGACACTGCGAACACTCCTGTTGTTGCAGCCGTTGTCCCGAGCGCGGCGCGTGTCTTTTTCCTTGCGCATTGAGATTCACCGTCTGCACCAACTGCGACGGGCACGGGTACGGATTGCGGAGTGATGCGCTATGAATCCCATCCTCCGCTACCCCGGATCAAAATGGAACATAGCCGACTGGATTGTCAGCCACATGCCCCCACACGTTCATTATCTCGAGCCGTACTTTGGCAGTGGTGCTGTCCTGTTCCGCAAGCCCCGTTCGAAGATAGAGACTATCAACGACACTAATGGCGATGTTGTCAACCTGTTTCGGATTCTTCGAGAGCGGCCGCAAGAGCTGTCTGACCTCGTTCACATGACACCGTGGGCCCGTGAGGAATACCGTTCTTCTTACAACTCCACCGACGACGAGATCGAGGACGCCCGTCGCTTCCTCGTCCGCTGCTGGCAGGCATATGGTACACGCCTCAACACATCGAGTGGTTGGAAAAATGAGGGGTGCGGAGCGCAGAGGAAAATTGTTGTTCATGTATGGCGCGCACTGCCGCAGCGGATCCTCGCCGTGGCAGAACGTCTGCGCGGGGTGCAGATAGAAAACGTGCCAGCTGTCGATGTTATCCAGCGGCTAGCGGGCCCGCATGTTTTAGTTTACGCGGATCCCCCATACCTCGATGTTGCCCCACTGTACGCTGAGAAAACGAGTGTTGATGAGCACCGCGAAATGCTTTCCGTTCTCAAGAACTTCCCTGGTCCAGTCCTGCTGTCGGGATACGCGAACGACCTCTATGCTGAGGAATTGGGCGAATGGACGGAATACCACAAAGCGGCAAATGCAGATGGTGGCAGGGAGAGAACGGAGACGCTTTGGCTGAATCCAGTGGCGATGAACACAAGGGAAGGAGTTTTGTTTTGAAACTCTGCGCCTGGTGCGGTTGCCGAGAAGCAGCCGAGGAAGTCGACGGACGGGAGATCTGCGAGGAGTGCCGAGAGGCGCTGGAAGAAAGGGGCGCGGTGTGATCCTCTTCAAACGCGCGGGGGGGGTGAGGAGTGATGTCCCCAACTTGTCCATCGCCCGAGTGCATGGGATGCCATATTGATTGGTTGGCAGAGTGCCAGAAGGGTTGTGCAATCCAGCGGTTTATTACGGGCGAAGAGGCGGCGGAGGCACGGCAGCGAGAGCGTGAAGCGGAGTTTGCTCGAGGCGAGGGATTATTCGCGAGGGAGCGAGAGAAAGGAAGTGCGGAATGAAGCGCGTAACAATCGACACAGTGATGTCCTGGGGTCCCTGCGAGGCATACACCCGCCAGCGAGTGACCAAACTGTTCGCAGGACGCAAGACCGTCTCAGCCCTCAACATCCTCGATATGGGTATACCCGACGAGGACAAAATCTGGGCGGCTGTCCGTGCCTCGACGAAACCACAGTACGTCGAGTTTGCCTGTCAGTGTGCCGAGTCTGTCCTGCCCCTGTACGAGACATACTACCCCGACGGCAAACGACCCCGCCAATGTATCGATATCACCCGCCGCTACATGGCGGGAGATGCGACAAAAGACGAACTGTACACGGCGGCTGAGGCGGCTGATGCGGCTAGGGCGGCGGCTTGGGCGGCTAAGGCGGCTGAGGTGGCTGG